ACACTTATTTATAAGGTTTTGGAGTTATTATTGCAAAAGAAAAGAATTATTTTACTTCTAACCGGCAGAACATTATTGTACTAAAAGAATAACTAAAAGAAGGTGACTTTATTTTAAAAAAAGAAATTTTTGATTTTGTTGTGGGTAATAGTTAAATTAGTCAAAGATTACTTGATATATTAGAAAGGAATTTTTATAAAGTTAAGTAACAATCCAAAATGAATTTTGGCACTGCTTTTTTAGGTATGTAACTATTTTTGGGAGGTTATCTTCGAAACATCAAGAGTCTTGTTTCTACACTTATTTTTTAAAAAGCTTACTCTGAGCCCAATGACCATAATTCGGGCTATAGTATATTAGTTTCTTGCTTTTAGATAGCTGCAAGCTTAGATAAAGAAAGACAAGCCTTTTTCTTAAAGTATGTCTAGAGTTTATAAAATGATTATATTGGATTAGGAAATTAAGATATTGTTAAATGTTTGTAAAATATACTGTGGCAAACTCCTGTTTTAAATAAACTTAAATTTTACAACATTGACGTTTATTAAAAAACCGAAATTTTTGAAAAAAATTTTTAAAATAGTGTAATATAACAGATTTTTGATGTTTAAAAATTTAGTGACTTCAGTCCAATAGATAAATACTTTTAATATGAAGAAGGGAAAAGAAACATACCCTTACAAGTAGCTCCTAACAACCTGATTAAAGCCTTTTGTGCACGTGATTTATCTTATGTTAGTGTGGTTTGTTAATAGAAAATTGTCAGAATTAGTAATAAGGACACTCTATTTAATTGACAGATTCGAAATTATTTAGCAAAAAAACAATTTTTACTTGGGAACAAGGGTCATCAGTCAAAAGCTCAATAAGCAGAACTTCGCATTACTGATTACCTTACTTTTGGTATTAATATTCTAGATTTAACTTTTTTAAGCAATAGTTTAACTGATTATCAAAATAAGTTATAATAAGTAAATTTTAGAATGTTAAATTCTTTTTTAGGCTAGCATCTATTTGAATCAAAGAACAAAAATGCTGTATAACAAAACATTTCCACGAGTGTTTCTTGTTACGTTTATGATGTGATATTTGCATTTTTATAAAAGAAATGTTAACCCCAAAAGTAATAAGATCAAACAGACTTCCGTATTATGTAAGTACTTGGCATGATTTTTTATTCTTACATGGGATAGTATGAATCTGATCCTTAATTGTTACCGCAAGTTGATGTGCTCTACGACTAAATTATTAAAAAATACAATGGTTATCTAGTTAAATAATGTAACTATCTTCAAAATAAGTTGACACTAAATGAAACTAATTATTATGAAGATTTTTTAATAACTACTAAATAGAAATTTAAGTAGTCTATGGGCATGGGATAAGAAATTACGCTTATGTTACCTTGTGAAAATAATGGTAAACTTGGTGAAACACTTTAGTATATTCATTCGTTCTCTACAAAGGATTTCATAGTAAATTTCGTTGGTTAACATTATACTTACTTAGGACTATCTTCAATTCTACTAGTTGCAACTCTACTTAATTCGGTTAAAAGAATTGTTGATACTTTTAAGTTGATACCATACAAACTAACAACTCAAATATTAGCACTTGTGCCTGACGGAATTGGTTGAAAAGTTTGAGACTTAAACATATTAAATTTACACAGTCTAATATTTAAGAGTTGAAAATAGTATATAGATATTATTGGTTTGTTTATTGAACTATGCTATTTGTTGTTTGGTA